CTGCAACAGCCCCTATAAATACTTTCTCGACTTCATAAAAGGCGGTGTTCCCTGCGTTTGCCGGAGTAACCCCGTTTAAAGCCTGAACAACTGATATTAGAGTCCCTGCTTTATTATATCCATAAATCCCCACCGGGGCAGTGCTTGTATCGCTGGCAACAATTACAGGAATAACCCCGTTAAAGTTCTGGCCTGTAAGTGTAGCAACGCCCGCAGAAAGATCCCCTGTCGATATTGTAGTAATTGCAAGCCCGCCGGATTTTTCGGCTATTGTCACGGTTCCGGCTGCAACCGCTGAAAGTTCTATGGCAAGAATATTCTGCCATGTTGTAGTAGTTGTATCTACTGCAGTAGTTCCGTTGAGCGTTACTGTTTCGCTCGTGATTGTAGTTGTGGTTCCGGTTTTGGTTCCGTATATAGTTACAGTCTGCCCTATGTCAGCAACGTTATCAGATACGATCGTAAGAGTGTCCCCGGCTGGCTGGTTAGCAAAGCCTCCTCCTGTTCCGTCATCGACTATTTTCAGCTGAACTGTGGGGCCTGAATAAAATTTAAGTGAGGGCTGTTTTCTTGCGTATGCAGATTTCCGGTTATGGTTCCATACTTCTTTTTCTGTTCCGTCAGCAGTGGTGACAGCCTTGTCATAGAATTTAATATCAATCTTATCTACGCTTGTTATTGCCGATGCGGGCTTTGCAAAGATTGGTTTCTCCCCTATGTCTATTAAATAATATTGAGTAACTCCGGCATTGATTGTAACTTTATCTCCAAATGTCCAGAATTTACCCATATGTGTTTTATTCTGTTCCATTCCTATCGTTACACCGGAGTGTGTTAAATTGTCCTGTCTCATGAATCCCCCCTTGAAATTTTGCAGAGCCCCTCCGTGAAGGGGCCCGGTAAAACTTTAGACTCTGATCCCGATTATTGTCACAACGCCTTTATCGTTCGCACCGTTAGCAATGATATTAACATTGTCACCGGCTGCAAGTGTTGACTGTGCATCGTCTATGCTCGCTGAATAAACTACCTTTTTATCGGTAGCGCATTCCATAGCGTCTGTTATCGCAGTTGTGGCTTTGCGGAGTGTTAAAGTGCCGCTACCGCTTGCCCCTATACATTCAGTTACAACAAAAAGCACTCTCATAGCAAAGGGTATTGTCACGCTTTTAGCTGTCGCATTTGCCGCCGATGTAACCGCTGTACTTATAATCACCGGGGAATACTGACTTATTTCGTAAACATCAGTACCGAACTGAAGCTCCTGAAAAGTAGGATGCATTCTGTTCAGCTTATCAGCTTTTGATGCTGTTATTTGTGCCATGGTCTCCCCCCTTATCCTATAAGGATAGCGACGTGTTCAGGCTGTACTACCTTAAAGCCATAAGCGAGATGGAGCTCCCATGTTCTCTGTCCGTACTGAGTAATGTCAAGCATCAGATAAGACATCCCGAAACTGTCAGATATTATCATCTGAGAAATAGTCGGATTCTCAGGGATAAGCGGAGGCCTCATTACTCCAACAACTGCCATTTTTTCAAAGGCAAGGTTAGGAGTGTAATCTCCTGTGAAAGTAAGAGCCTTAGAATCTCCAATAGCAGCCCCAAATCCTGGACGGCTTACAAGAAGCGGATCTGCATTTGTTGCAATAGCAGTATTTACAACATACTTAGAAGCTGAACTGTCATCAGCAATAGAAACTATTGAACCCGCGGGGATTGCCCCGACTCCGGTCTTAAGGGCAATTGTAAGAGCCCCGGCTATCGCAGTCGCATTTGTTGCGTATGCTGTCCCAGGTGTTGACTGAGAATGAAGGTCTATCCCCGCTGACTCACCGATAAGAAAACCGAATTGACGCATAATACGCCCTTGCCTTCTTTCTTCGTCTGAACCGGCTGCATAAGCCTGCTGAATTATACCGAGCTGAAGAAGATTAGTATAAGCGGCTGAATCGACAACAAGCTGAAGATCCGCCATAGGTGCTCCCTGGTCTCTGAGTATCTTTCTCATGTTTACAAGTTCAGATAGTGAAGTTGCAAAGGGAGTTGTGCCCGCTGTGCCGTATGCCTTAGAAGCACCGACTTTTATAGCCGCTGCTGCTGCTGTCTCTGCTGAGTTCCTGAGTGCCCTCATACCCTGAGCGACTTTCTGCCTGATCCATTCCTGATTAGTCCCGCCATTTTCAAGGCTTCTCTGCTCTTCACCGGTAAGATGCCATGATACTTTTTTCATAGCTGAAATTGTTACATCAACTGCTGAAGCGACAGAGTTAGCGCCTGTGCTTGTTACGTTTGATGCTGTAAAATCCTCAAGTGCAGACATGGGGGCGACGGGTATTTTTACCGTATCACCATACGCAACGCCCTTATTGTCAAAACTTGTATTGATAGCCGATACTACGCCAAAAGGCTCGTTAGAGACTTCCTGAGCTGCTGAATATAGAACCGGGGCTATACTGGTTAGTGTATTCGCCATTTATTTACTCCTGTTATATTATAGTGCCGCCTTTACTCATAAACTCTGCCTGCTGTTTAGGGAGAAGTTTATTGAAGTCGGTCTGTGTGATCTTCTGTCCGCTTGCGGGCTGTGTGAATCTTGAGGAGTTAGCCCCTGAGTTTTCAGGCTGTTTAAGATAATGCTTGCCTGTTTCAGATTCTGCGAACTTCTTAAAATAGTCTATCGCGGGGAGTCCGAGACTGTCGCCTGAGTCAACAACAACTGTTCTACCCGAATCAGTTGCTTCAATTTTGGCCTTGCCTCTGTGTGCTTCAAGTAAGAGCGCTTTGTGTTTCGGGTCAATTCCGATTTCATCCAAAACGCTTGAAAGAGTGCTGTTTACTACTGAGCTGTTTAATTCAGTTTCTAAAGCTGAATATTTGCTCTTGTATTCTTCATTCTGCTTGATTGCAGTCTGAAGTTCCCTTTTAAGTTTCGTAATTTCGTCATCCGGTTTCCCTGACGTTGAAATTTTATTTACATAGTCATTATAAGAGTCAATATCAATACTGTCAAGTTTTTTTTGTATGTCGTTCATTTGCTCTTTTAGCTTTTTGTTGTTCCCTAAAAGTTCGTAGTTTTTTGACTTAAGCCCCTGAACTTCGTCCTGACTCTCAAAGCCAAGTGTCTTTGCCACATCAAAAAAAGTTTTCTTATTCCCTTCATCTTTTAAAAACTCCTGAAAATCGTTTATATCCATCTTTTTTACTCCTTGAGTTTATTATAATTTTATTAAGTGCTTAAATATTTGAGAAAAAAATTATTTCTCCGGTAAATAATATGCTCCCTGCTTATTCTGCTTAAGCCCGTTATCCTTTGCCCACTGTTCATAAGTCTTAAACTCGAACACTTCATTTTTCCCGGTTATAGGATTGCGGCCTCTGCGGATCTGCGGGTCTATGTCATTAACTATATCAACATGAGTACACCGGCAATTTTTAACAACTGCATAAAAATTAGTTGAATTTTTATTAACTCCATATACATTGTCTTTATTTTGGAGGTTGTAAACATGTTCGTTCAAAAATACTTTTTCAATACTGACGATATTATCAGACTGTATCAAACCGGAATGTCTATTAACAAACTTTCTCAATCCTATGGCGTATCTCGTACTGTCATTTACAAAATTTTGATTAAAAATAATATTGTATTGAGAAATCAATCTGAGTCCGAATCTCTTAAATGGTCTCAAATGACTCCTGAAGAAAGATTTAACCAAACTAAAAAATGTCATGAAGCAGTAAAAAATAAAACGAAAACCAATGATACTCTTTTCAGATGTGCTAAAACGAGACAAAAAACTCTTCAATATGTAGGCAGAGGAGAAAAAGAATTTTTTTATCATTTTAGTAATAACGGACTTAACTGTATTAAACAATATGCTTTTGATAACTATAACATTGATATCGCCGTGGATGAATCCATCGCCGTGGAAATCCACTTTTCTACTGCTTCGCCTTTTAAAACCAAAAATAATCTCAAAAAAATCAAACATCTCCTTAGCTGCAACTGGACTGTTGTTTATTTTTGGTTTAGACCAAAAGAATGGTTTTCTATTAAAGACCTTGACTATTTTGTCAGTATAGTCAATGGAATCCGCCTTAATCCAACCTCGGGAGGTGAGTATTTCGTGATTAGGGGTAACGGTAAACTCTATTCCTCCGGAAGTCTTTATGATATAAGCTAAACCTTTATATTCACGTTTATAAATTTTTTGCAGTTTAGTATCTGAATAAAAAAAAGTATCACCTGTAAAACAATTTATGACATTCTCCGGCCTTGTAAAGCCTCCCGGCAGAAGGGCCCTGTCTGCTCCGATTTTATAATATTCGTCAAGATTAAGTTTCACCCCGTCAAGCTGTGCGTGCTGTGGCCTTGTCTTTGTATCGAGTGTTGCAATCCACATTTTTTTGATGTCTACACCCTGAGAGCGGGCTTCTTGCCCGGATGCGTAAGCGCCAAGATTAGCAGTGCGGTGTGTCTCTGTTCTTGCTACTCTATCAGCTTTATATTTAACTTTGTCGAATAGATTTATTAAATCATTTGAAATCTGATTTATTGATTTACCTTGAATAAAAGCCTGTGATATTTCCCGCTGAATTAAGATTAGATCCTGGACTTTCCTATCATAAAGTAATTGTGATAAAGTACCATAATCAGGCTGGTATGACTTATAACCTTTTATCATATTTGCTTTGATTGCTGAAGATACAACCTTTTTATCAACCATTGACTGTATAGCTTTCCATGCGTTCTGAGTCCCGAAAACCGATAATTCAACAAGCCTCTTATCAAGCGGTGCAAAGTTAAAAGTTACCCCTGCAATAGGAGTAATCCACTCAAGCAGATAATTCTGTCTGTAATAGACATTCTGCATACTGAGTGTCATGGCCTGCGCTGTAATATCTCCGGCTAATTTGCTGTAATAGTTAAATGTCTGAGTGACATCAGTTAACAGCTTATTCAGCCGGTCGTATTGTATCATTATGTTGTAATAGTCTTGCGGGTCTGCTGTGGTTAAGTATTTACCGTAAACAGATTCAAGCTGTCTGATTATATCTTTACGGGCTGAATCATAAGACTCTATGAGATTGCGGAGTAATATACTTGCCTCTTTTTCAGTCTTTGTATAGATATATTCGTTAGCTTGTAAGTAATTCAATTAGCTTTCCTACTCTTCTGTTTTCACATCTTTTTTATTCATGTTATTCTGATAATCATTCATAATCTGATTGTCAAGTTTAATTACTCTTTCCTGTTCATCTTTTGCGATTGCTGCTCGCTCCTCTTCAATAGTCCATCCGGCCGGATATGCTTCCCGCTGATTCATATTGTAATAGAATGTCTCCCAAGACATAAAACCGGATTGAACAGCTCCCATCCACGAGACAAGATCCTGACTGTTAAGGGGCTCTATCTCAAAGTCAGAGTTAAATTTTACTGTAATCTTATCGGCATTTTTACCGCCCCATAGTGCGAAAAGTCTCAATATTTCAGTCATGGCCTGACTGAGTGCAATTGATATGTCGGCAAGTGTCGCATATTCCCCGGCGGTGTTAAGTCTTGCTGTTTCTGCTGACTGGATATAACGCCCTCTGTTAGCAAGTACAGCGGAGCCTATTACAGTCATCTGCTCCTCTTTCTGCTTCATGGCCTGCATAAGCATGGAGTTTTCACCGGCCTGTAATACTTCAGCGCCCCCATCAATAGGAAAATCAGCACACCCGCCAACCGGAAAAGGATTGCTCCCCCATCCCCGTGTAACTATGGTATTCGCCCCTGTAAAATGGCAGGCGTTTTCATAATCGGCAGAGTTGATATAATGGCCTAAATTTATATTGATTAAATCCATTAAGACGGGTCTGAGTAAATCAATTGATAGACCGTCTGAAGTGATAAAGTAAAAAGGGATATACCCGAACTTCTGACCGTTTATAACAGGCTGAAAAGGTTCATTTACCGGAACTATTGCATTTTTGCCGTGTTCGTCTTTTATCTGCTCCCAGTCCTGGACGGTATAAGTCCCTGACTCGTCAAGATAAAGTTCTTTCCATATAGTTTTTGTCACGGTTTTAAATTTGTCTTTAGGATCAGGGATCTGAATATTGCCCTCCAGAACGATTAAAGAGGGCTGTAATTTACCCCCTATATTGTCAAGTCTCCAGTTGATTATAGTCTCCGCTTTGTATGCTGTCAGATATGGCCTTTTTGCCTGCTCTGAGTAATCGACAAGCACCCCGATTCTGTTAGTAGTGAATACTTCCGCAGCTATCATGCGGTTGAAATAATCAAGCGTAGTACCTGCAAGGTCTATGTCTTCAGTCCATTCAGGATAATCAAAGTCATTATATAATACATTTTTCCGAAATAATTGACCGATTGAGGACTGCAAAGTCCTGCTTGAAAAGTTAACAAATTGAGCCCGTTTTTTGTATGCTGTATATTCGCTGTCATTCTGTCCGGGGAGCTGCGGCAGGTAAATAGAGCCCTTTGCTTTAATCTCTTCAGTGCCTCCCTCTAACACGTCCCTGCACTTTGTCCACATGTCAGTTTGATTTATATAATCCGGTCTTTTATAGTCTACGCCCATTTAATTACCATCCTGTTTTCTGTATTGTCTTGCCCTGCCTGTGTCTCATTCTGTCTTCAAGAGCATATCTTAAAGCATCTATACAATGATTATTCTTATCCTCTAATTTGTTGCTGATTATTCCGGTGTGTGGGTCTACTTTGTAACTATAAAGCCTGAACTCGTCAATAGCATGTTTACATCTTTCATGTACAACTATTTTTTCAAAGCTCCTTAGATATGCGATCCCATCTTCCACGCTCCCCGCTCCCTTATACGCTCCTCTTATTCTGAATCCATTTCTCGACATATAAGATATTGTTTCCGGCCTTGCTGAGTCTGCTATAATGTCAAACTGTCTACAATCGGGAACATTATCGAACATCTGTGGCGTTTTGTCAATATCAATTCCAACTCCATAGACTTCATGGTCTATATAGAGTATATTCTCTTTAATAAAACACCTGATTAAAACAGTAGCATCCTGAGAGAATCCCCAGTCAGCCCCGAAATATAAAAACTCCGGTTTTAGCTCATTAGTATCAA